TACGAGAAAAAGATTGCAAAAATAACAGAGAAAACAATTGGTAAGCTAATTATTAAGGAATATCCTACAGCTTCCGTTGGATCTGCTAATTTTAGACATTTGTTAAACGAACTACGCTTGAAGAAGAAGTTTGTACCTGATATCATATACATCGATTATCTAAATATATGCGCGTCCAGTCGGCTTAAGCAAGGGGCTAACGTTAATTCATACACATATATTAAAGCAATTGCAGAAGAGTTACGAGGTCTTGCAGTAGAATTTAATGTGCCAATTGTTTCAGCAACACAGACGACTCGGTCTGGATTTACTAATTCGGATGTAGGTCTTGAGGACACATCGGAGTCATTTGGTTTACCAGCGACTGTCGACTTCATGGCTGCAATGATTACTACTGATGAACTACAGCAACTTAATCAGATCATGTTTAAGCAGTTGAAGAATAGATATGGGGATCCAACCTTTATGAAAAGATTCGTTGTTGGTGTAGATAGACCTAGAATGAAGTTGTATGATGTTGAACAGTCAGCGCAGCAAGGTGTAATGCAAGATGACCCCGTCTTTGATAAACCCGGTGATAGTAAATTCAATAGAGAAGCGTTTAAAGGATTTAGTTAATGTTTTTAGTTAAAGCGCTTGCATGGTTAGTTGTATATCCATTGGTCGTTTTAGGTTTTGGACTAAGCATAGCATTTGCATGCTTCTGGTTTTTGTTTAACTCTCCTATCGATATTTGGAATGTTTTAAGTGATGGAATCGAAAAAGCCGTAGTAGACGACTAATGAAAATTCTAGTAACCGGTTGCAGAAATCCTTTTACAGAGCAGGAACTGATCAGCGGTACTCGGTTTTACGCTAGCGAATTACTTTCTTCAAAAATGTTGAAGCATGTTACTATAGAAATAGTAATAAAACCATCGATTAGCGACTTAGGGAATTGCTGTATATCATATTACAACGATTGGTACAAACCAAGAGAGTTTGTTATAGAACTTAGATCTCGCCGTAGTTTGAAGAACACACTGATCACACTAGCTCATGAAATGGTCCATGTTAAACAGTTTGCAAAAGGTGAGTTGAATCCTGCCAATGATAAGTGGAAGGGTGAAAGCGTTGATACTGATACAGTTGAGTATTCTGATTTGCCATGGGAAGTAGAGGCGTCATCGCTAGAGTTTGTGTTATATGCACTTTACCAAGAAAGAAAAGCCGGAAATATATAATGATTGATATTCAGTGGAAGGGGAAGATAGGCTATGGCGATGTCATTTCTCCAATTTGTTATGCACATAATGTTTCTTTTAAACTTGAGACGCCCGTTCGTCTAACGTTTAGATGGTCTCATGGACCGCTCCACAGAGTACATCCACAAGATCCCGAAGCACTTTGGGAAAGAGCTTCCTTCCTCGACACTCTTTGTGAGAAGCAGGGAACGGATGTTACAGTAATTCATAGATTTGATTACCCTCTTGATATCAATCATACTAACTATGCTTGGGAAGTAGTTAGGAGAGACGAGTTTCATAATCACTGGTACCCCAAACAACCAAATGTTGGTGGTTCTAATTTAATCGTCGTCAACTCGACGCAGGGTAACGCCAAGTCGCTAAAAGATTATGGCAAGGCATGGAAAGATCCTGTCGCAGAATACTGGCCTGATGTTATACAACAGCTAACGGAGAAGTACGAAGTTGCTGTGGTTGATTATAGAACCCCAATTTCTGATATGATTAGCTTATTAATCAGATCAAAAGGCTTTATCGGATATCATGGTACTGCTGCGTGGCCAGCAAAATTCATGAAAGTACCATCGGTGCTGTTTACGGACGGTGGTATGTTATCACGCAATGCATTTCCTTCGGCATATATCAGTACGAAGAAGAATTTATTTGGTGATATAGGTGGAATTGATAAATGTTTGGCAATTGCTTATCAGCGAATTCAAATGAACGATGACCTATATTATGGATACGTGCCAGATATTAACTTTAGGAACCATTTAGAATATGAACTTTAACGTATACATCGGTTACGACGAGCGTGAAGATATTGCAGCAGAAGTGTGTGCTTACTCTATTAAAAAAAGAGTATTGTTTGATGAGCCTGATATTTGGTTTTTAAAAAGTCAGAACATAGACACATATACTCGTCCTAAAGAACCAAACCAATCGACAGACTTCACTTACACGCGGTTTATGATTCCATCCATTGAGATGTACGGTCTCGGTAAACAGTTCTCTGTGTTCTGTGATTGTGACTTTTTGTTTTTAGAGGATATAGGCAACCTCGTATACAGTATTGATACGACAAAAGCTGTTAGTGTTGTAAAGCATCCTTCATACATACCACACACAAGTATAAAAATGGATGGTGTCGCACAACACTCGATGCCACGAAAGAATTGGGCAAGCTTAATTGTCTTCAACAATACACATCCTTCAAACCGAGCATTGACACCAGAGTATGTTAATACCGTAATGCCAGGACGCAAGTTACACCAGTTTGATTGGTTACAGGATGATGAAATCGGTAGTATTACAATGGAATGGAATACACTCGATGACTATTATCTTCTTGAGTACCCAAAGGCTATTCACTACACGGACGGTGGTCCTTGGTTTGTAGATTATAACAATACAATGTATGCACAGAGGTGGATTGATGAATTTGACGACTACACAAAATCTAAATGATATCTACAAAGTATGATCAACACCTTTTAATATCTCACTTTTCATCATGATATCGTTGAACGTAACCTACTACAATGATTTTGAGTTATTGAAGTGGTGGTATACAACAGTAAAACGTTTGGAGAATGAGGGGTACGAATTTATACTCAATATAGGTGATGATGGTTCAATGAAAAATCCAGCAGTAGATTTTTTTGAAAAGAATGAACCAACACAACACATGCATTTGTTCCGAGTTATAAAGGACATTGGCTTCAATTCTCACGGTACAAGAAATCTATTGATGAAACAAACAACGACAGAGTGGAACTTGATGTCTGATATTGATCGTCACTATCCCGATAAAACGTTGAAGACGATTAACGTATGTGAAGATGATCTAACAAAAGGATCGTACTATTCTTTCTATGAGATCAAGAAAGCTTCGCCAGATAGATTTTCACTGAATGACTACCTCGTTCATCATTATGATTTTTGGGAAACAGGTGGTTATGATGAGGAGTTTGTTAATATTCACTGGGGTGATAGGTACTTTCTTGAAACTTTGACCCGTGTCGCAAAAAGAAAAAAGATGGAATATTGGGATGTTCGGTATGTTCGCGGGGCAAGAAATGTGTCTTGGGAAGAAGTACCGTTTACAATATATCCGGATGATAAAACTCTCATACACCCGCTGGGAGCATGGGGTGATGAAACTTTTCGCCATACACTCAAAAAATTTGTCAGAGATCGTAATAAAACAGCAAAAGGTAGAAAATCTAAGCAAGTCCTTAACTTTGAATGGACACAAATATTCTAAGTTGTAAAACTTCGTCCTATGATGTAAAATATAGTTTTTAAGGAGTGTTTATGTTTCAACGTGCTGCTCGAATGAAACCTCATCTTAGTTCATTCGATAACCCAACTATTACCGTAGAGTCTTTAATCAAGTTTGTGCGCAATGCACAACATGCTCTCGAACAAGCGAAGGATATGGATAGTGCTGTTACTTTTGAATGTCTTGCTGAGTATCTTGAACACGATTACAAGCAAGGTACACCGCTAAAGTTTGAAGGACGTGCAATCGGGCTGTGATAAATAGTCTACAAGAGGTACGATAATGGAGATGAATAATGACTGCTATTTCGGACAAATACGAGCACGATGTTGCAAAAAATATTAATGGGTCTATTAAAGGTTTAACTGCAACAAGACCTAGAAGACCTACATCTTATCCTGATGTAGAGGTAGAATATGGTAATTTTAAAGGCACAAATGCTATTTGGGTCGAAGTAAAAATGGACCATACAGATAACCTTATGAACCCAAGATATACATATGCTAATAATGTTTGGCGTGCAGGTGATTCATATAAATCTCCTGCTACAGATATACTTGATGTTTATTTTAATGAGAGTGAAGAAGCTCGAAAGTGGATTGAAGGACTTAAAGTGTTTCTTGTTGCTAATAAATTCAAAGGCGACATAAAAAAAATGACTTTATATTCAACATTAAAGGAAAGAAAACCTGATCCTAATACAGTTCCTTTGGATATGCTAAAAAAATACCTGACAACAACGCCTAATAAGAATATTTGCAAAATACCGAGAGTCGATGTTGGGAAAGTGGTTACATTACATTACTTAAAAGGTAAAGCGGTCAAGGCTTATTACCTTAGTGCTGGTGATGATTTTTATCAATTTGGTAGAACAAATCCTTTAAAGATTCCTAAAGTACCTGTATTTTTAGGTAGTAATGCTGTTGTTTTGAGGGTAGGCGATAGATCATCAAACTTTGAAATTCAAGCAGAAGTTAAATTAAAAAGTATGGCTAAGAGTGATTATAGTGTCAAGCCTGGCACTTCTAAACTCAATCCATTCAGGGCAATTACAATATAATGATATCATTTCAATACTTTTTATCAGAAGCTGTGGCTTCGGAAGACAAACTAAAGCATCTTGAGCATGCAGAAGATCATCCTATCAATGCTGGTAAGGAAGGCTACATGCATGCAGCAAAGACGTTGCACTCGGTACACCAGGCAATGTCTGGTGGAGGAAAAGATGCTCACATTACAACGAAGTATGATGGCTCTCCTTCTATTGTATTTGGACACCATCCAACGACAGGCAAGTTCTTTGTTGCAAGTAAATCTGCTTTCAATAAAGATCCAAAAATTAACTACTCTCCAGAAGACATAGAAAAGAATCACGGAAACGTTCCGGGGCTTGCTGAGAAGCTAAAGCATGCACTTAAACATCTTCCAAAGATTGCTCCAGACAAAGGAGTGTATCAGGGTGATGTGATGCACTCAGGTAAAGGTGATGTCAAATCTAATGGTGATGAATATCACTTCAAACCAAATACTCTTACATACGGTGTGAAGAAGACTTCGCCAGAAGGTCGCAAGATCGAACAATCAAAGTTTGGATTAGTTGTACACACTCAGTACAAGGGTAAAGATCTTGAGGGGATGAAAGCTGACTTCAAGCCAGACTTGAATAAATTTAAAGAACATTCTGATGTTCATATGATTAAGCCAACAATCGACGCGACAAAGGCTGCTTTCAATAAAAAGACATCGGATGAGTTCCATTCTCATATGAACAACGCTGAAGCGGTGCATCAGCGTATCAGTAAAGACAAGGGTTATGATGCAATCCAACAGCACCAGGAAAACCTTAAGACTTATATCAACAAGACAGTACGTGACAGCTCTACTCCATCAGTCGCAGGATACAAGACTCACGTTAAAGAAAAAGGTCAGAAAGATGTTGACAAGCTAAAGACACCGGCTGGTAAGGCTACTCGTCAAAAGGCTCTTGATCTATCAATGAAGCAAATTGATCAGCACAAGAAACATCTTAACAATGCTCTTGATTTGCACGGCCATATCCAAAAAGCAAAGAACACGTTGATCCATGCAATGGAGCCGGCTGTTAAAGGTGACTTCACAACATACAAGACAGACCCTGAAGGCAAGTTACAACCAGCAAAGAGCGAAGGATCTGTTGTTACAGTAGACGGACGTCCTACCAAACTTGTTGACCGTTCTGACTTTAGTGCTGCTAACTTTGCTGCTCGCCCACGTCCTGGCGATGCACCAAAAGAAATAAAAGCCAAGACTGATGATAAGTTATTGGCATACAACGCACAGCGTAAAGCAGAGAAAAACAAACAAGAAGAAGAGAGGCACGGTGTCCTTGCATTCGGTCGTATGAATCCTCCAACATCAGGCCATGCCAAGGTTGCTGAAAAAGTACAAGAAGTAGCAAAGCGTAACAAAGCAGATCACAAGATTGTACTGTCTGCATCACAGGACGCAAAAAAGAATCCTCTTTCAACAGATGAAAAGGTTAAGCACGCACTAAGAGCTTTTCCTAAAGGCTCTCATGTAGTTGCTGCTGATAAAGATAAACCAACTATTCTCCACCAGGCTGCAGATATGCATAAAGCTGGTATCAAACACTTGCACATTGTTGCTGGTTCAGATCGCCAACACGAAATGCAATCACTACTTGACAAATACAATGGAAAGAAGGAAAAGCATGGAGAATATAACTTCAAATCAATTACTGTTCATTCTTCCGGAGAACGCGACGCCGATGCAGAAGGTGATACAGGAATGTCTGGCACTAAAATGCGAGATCATGCCGCAAAAGGTAATTTCAAAGAGTTCCGCAAAGGGGTCCCGGCGCACGTCTCGGACACTCACGCAAAAGAAATGATGAGTGATGTTCGTAGGGGAATGGGTCACAAATAAAAGATTATAAATAGACCAGAGTTAGGCTAAGGTAAACCTCGAGGTACAAATGGACAAATTAAAAGATCAAGATTCAGCTGCTCCAGCAGCAACTGATGACAAAAAGACAATTTCACTAAAAAAGACCAGCAAGAATGCTAAGGTCATCATTAATCCGCCAGAAAAACTAGATCCACAACGTGGTTTCCAAGAGCGTTTCAAAGTTGCACTCACGAAACACACAGTAATTCTGGAAAAAAAGACAGAGATAGTTCTTAACGCAAAGGCTACTGGTGCCGAATTGCCTGAAGAAACAATTAAACAAGTCTACACGCGCGGATACAAAACACTTCCACTAAATTCAGACTTGACACGCGAGCAGTATGCTATGAACCGTGTCAATTCATTCATTGCCGGCGGCGCAGCGATGAATGAAGATTGTGATTTACTACCAATCGTAGAACGTATTGGTATGAAGGGCACTGGCGGCGCTATGCGTCCGCATATTAAACGTGAAAAGAATGTTTACAACGGCAAGACCGTATTTCATGTTATTAATGCAAAGGGCCAAGTAAAACATACAACTGGTGATGAGATACAAGCAAAGAAACATCTTGCTCAGAAATATAATTCGTATATGAAAGAAGATGCTGTAAACGAAGCAAAAAATAAACTTGATAGCGATAACGATAAATTTAAACCAATGATGGCAAAATTAACACCACAGCGTGGTAAGGGTTCGTTTGAGATGAAAATTAAAGAAGCTAACGATCCTAGCGAATATGACCAAGAAGGTGATATGGCTATGACTCAGTTACGTAGTATTGTTTACCATGCACAACAATTACATGACCAATTGAATGCAAACGATAATCTTCCTGAATGGGTTCAATCCAAGATTACCTTGGCACAAGATTATATGCAGACTGCGCACGATTATATGTATTCTCAAAGGAATGAACAAGTTGTGGCGGAAGGCTTGTTGAACGAACTCAGTAAAGATACGTTAAAATCTTATGCTAAAAAAGCAGTTCCTGATATGCAAGCAAGTCAAAAGAGGTCAGAAATTGAGGCAGGAAAAGCAGTATCAACAAAAGATGACGAAACTGCTAAAACGCATTACGATGCTGCAAAACAAGCCAAAGACAGAACAGAAAAAAGAATGGCTGGAATAAGTGGTGCTATTAAAAGAGTTACCAAGCAAGGTGTGGCGGAAGAAGTTGTGCAGGAAGAAAGAGGTTTGTGGGCTAATATCCATGCTAAACGTAAACGTATTAAAGCTGGTTCAGGTGAACGTATGCGTAAGCCAGGTAGTGAGGGCGCACCTACTATCGATGCACTGAAAAGATCAGCGGTTGAAGAAGCATCTTCACCAGCCATCAGAATGCAAAGAGCACTTGACCGTATCAGACAATCACGTGAAGCTTCGGAAAAACGTG